AGAAGGCGCTCAACCTCGTAGCGGGGCGTGGTCTGGCCGAGGACGGCCAGTACGGCCCGGCCACCGAGGCGGCCGTGCGGGACTTCCAGCGGTTCCTGCGGATTCCTGTCTCGGGCGTGTTCGATGCCGTGACCAGGATGGTGCTCACGACTGCCGTCATCCGCATCCAGACCGGAGTGGGTTGACCTGTCGTGATACAGTGAGACAGCAACGAAGGGAGCTGGGGATGACAGTGACGATGACCGCGGACGACCTCATGCCGGCGTATGTGCTGAAGCTCATGGGGGAGGTCCGCATGGAGGAAATCCGGGAGCAGTTCGTTGAGGACCGCCTCCCTCCGGTGGTCGGGATCACCGGCCGCAAGCGTCACGGCAAGAACACGGCAGCCGAGGGCCTCCGCTCCCTCGGGTACGACGTGTGGGGCTTCGCTGACGAGGTGAAGGCCGCCGCTCTCGACCTGGACCCGATCGTCGTCGCTCACTCAGCCACGAGGCTCAGCACGATCGTCGCCGGCTGGGGGGGCTGGGAGCGTGCCAAGGAGATCCCCGAGGTCCGCTACATCCTCCAGATGCTCGGGACCGAAGTCGTCCGTAGCCGGTCCCCCTACTTCTGGGTCGAGTCGCTGGACTCCCGTTGGGACTGGGCCGGGATGCCGTTGGTCGTCGTGGCCGATGTCCGCTTCGACAACGAGGCCGAGTGGGTCCGGACGCAGGGCGGTATGACCATCTGCGTCGAGCGCCCCAGCCTGGGCGACGACGGCGACACGCACGAGTCAGAGGCGGGGATCTCGGAGGATCTCGTGGACGCGTGGATCTGCAACGACGGCACCGAGCACGACCTCCATGTGGCAACGCTCAAGGCCGTCCTCCGGTTCTCACACACCAACAAGGAGACACAGCAGTGAACCTCAAGAACCTTCTCTCGAAGGAGCCCGTGGCGATCGGATCGGCCATCGTCGCCGTCCTCAACGCCCTGGTGCTCCTGGGCGTGATGTCGCTCAACGTGGAGCAGATCACGAGCGTGAACATCGCTCTCGTGGCCGTCCTCGGTCTGCTCACCCGCACGGCCGTCACCCCGAACTCCAGCGTGGTGCTGGATCAGGTGGATGCGGACTTCATCGACAGACTCGTGTCCGGTCTCCCTGCCAGTGATGAGGACGACCCCGAGCTGTGAGCACCGGCCCGGCCGGCATCCCCGGCGATGTCCAGATGCACCTCGTTGAGTGCTGGGATGATGCGGCGGAGTTCCGCCGCTGGCTCGGTGAGCGCCGGCCCGTGCTGGCCGTTGACACCGAGACCTCCGGCCTTGAGTGGTGGGACGGCGAGCTGCGGCTCGTCCAGTTCGGGGATGCCATGTCCGGGTGGGCTGTGCCCTTCGAGCCCTGGAAGGGGCTCGTGAGGGAGAGCCTGGCGAACTACGAGGACCCTCTCGTGTTCCACAATGCCAAGTTCGATCTCCACTGGCTGGAGACCAACGGGGCCTTCCCTCGCCGGACGATGGTGAACGACACGGCCGTCATGGCCCATCTCGTGAGTCCTGACCAGAGGGTCGGCCTCAAGGAGTGCTCGGCTCGTTGGCTCGACTCCAGGGCCGCCACCGGCCAGAGCGAGCTGAAGAAGGCCATGAGCAAGGCTCAGTGGACCTGGGGGAACATCCCGATCGACTTCGAGGGGTATTGGGTCTACGCAGCTCTCGACGTGGTGCTGACATCCCGCCTGTACGAGTTTCTTCTTCCACAGATCAGGGCCGACTTCGGCCGGGTCTACGACTTGGAGATGGCCGCCTCTCATGTCCTCATGGACATGGAGACCCGCGGTGTCAGGGTGGATCTCGACTACTGCCAGAGGGAGTACGACCGGCTCCACGCATACTCCACGGAGGCTCGTGAGTGGTGCCGGCAGGAGTACGGCTTCGAGATCGGGTCCAACCGGAACATCGCTGCCAAGCTCATGGCCGATGGAGTGAGGCTCACCGCCAGGACCGACAAGGGCCAGTGGAAGATGTCCGAGGACATCTTGTCCACGATCGACCACCCCCTCGCCCAGACCGTGCTGTCTGTCCGCAAGGCAGAGAAGGTGGCGAACTCCTACTTCAAGAACTTCATGGAGATGGCCGATGGCGACATCCTGCACCCGTCCGTCCGCCCGTTGGGGGCGCGCACGGGGCGGATGTCCGTGACCAACCCGGCCCTCCAGACGCTTCCCAGAGGGCGCATGGTCCGGGATGCCTTCATCGCTCGTGAGGGCCATGTCATGCTCGGCGCTGACTACGAACAGATCGAGATGCGCCTCGCCGCCCACTTCTCCGAGGACCCCGGTCTGATCGAGGCGTTCCTCTCCGGCGACGACTTCTTCACCGTGATGGGCCGCTCGATCTTCGATGACCCGAGCTTCGAGAAGTCCGACGAGCGCCGGGCCCTGGTGAAGAACGGGTGCTACGCCAAGATTTACGGATCTGGGGCCTCGAAGTTTGCCGAAACCGTGGGCATTCCCGAGGGCGAGGCCAAGCTGTTCATGGCCAAGCTCGACCAGGCGTTCCCAGGACTGCGGGCGTTCTCCGACTCCATCGCTCATACCGCTGCGATGCGCGGTGTTCGCGAGGGGACGGAGTACGTCCGGACCCCCATGGGTCGCCGGCTGGTGGCTCCCGAGGGCCGGGCCTACGCCCTGGTCAACGCCGCCATCCAGGGGACCGCCGCCGACATCTTCAAGCAGGCCATCGTGGAGCTGGACGCTGCGGGGCTCGCTGAGTACCTCGTCATGCCCGTCCACGACGAGCTGATCCTGGACGTTCCAGAGCTGCTCGTGCCCGAGGTGGAGGCCGGCCTCGTGAAGGTCATGGAACGGGACGACTTCCGCGTCCCGCTGGCCGTGGACAGCCACCACGGATACCGATGGGGGAACTTGAAGTAGATGAGGATTCTTGCAGTGGACCCTGGCGGCACGACCGGCTGGGTCACCTACGACACCGACACCGAGGAGTTCCAGTCAGGCCAGGAGGCCGACCGCCTGGTGTTCTGCTCCATGGTCAAGGAGTGGGTGGACAGGGGTGTCGGACTCATCGTGGTGGAGGACTTCCGCATCACGATCCAGACCGCCAAGAAGTCACAACAGCCTGACGCCCTCAAGATCATCGGCGCGATCGACTACATCGCCGCCGGGAGTGCCCAGGTGGTGCTCCAGACCCCTGGGGACGCCAAGCGGTTCGCTACCGACTCCCGCCTCAAGAAGGCCGGCATGTGGACCCCCGGCCGCAAGCACGCCAACGACGCTGCTCGGCACCTGTTCACGTGGCTCTGCCGGAAGGGCCTGCTCAACGCCATCGAGGTGGACAACCGTGCCGAGGGCTGAGCTGGGGGAGCGGAACCGCATCTGGCTGGAGACTGAGTGGCGCGACCGCGACCTCGTGAAGATGGTCCCCGGCACGACCTGGGACCGCGACTCCCGCATGTGGAGTCTCCCGTTGTCGTGGGCGAACTGCCTCGTGCTTCGGGGCGTGTTCGGTGCCGACCTGGAGATCGGTCCGGTGCTGGAGGACTGGGCGTGGGCCGAGCTGAACGAGCGGATCCAGCCGGCGCTGGCCGCCAGGTCACTCGCTATGGACCCGGACTCCCCTGGAGTGGCCGGGTACGAAGGTCCGCTCTATGGGTATCAGCAACACGGGGTCGAGTTCCTCGTGGCTGCCGAGAGCGCCATCTTGGCTGACGAGATGGGCGCCGGTAAGACGGTCCAGACGATCATGGCGCTCTCCCGGTTCATGGCCCTGGACGACAGGCCGGTGCTCATCGTCTGCCCGAACTCGGTCAAGTCTGTGTGGGCATCGGAGTTCGCCAAGTGGTACCCGGAAGTCGATGTGTGCGTGGTGCATGGGTCAGCGGCTCGCCGGCGCAAACTTCTCGATGAGGACCACGGCGTGTTCATCATCAACTACGAGGCCCTTCGGTCCCATTCACGCCTTGCTCCCTATGGGTCCATCCGCCTCTCCGAGAAGGAGAAGGAGCCCGGCCAGCTCAACCGGCCGTGGGTGGCGGTGGTGGCCGATGAGGCACACCGTGCCAAGGACCCGAAGGCCAAACAGACCAGAGCCCTCTGGGCGTGTGCTGCCGAGGCCGAACACCGTTACGCCCTGACGGGCACCCCGGTGGCGAACAACCCCGGAGACTTCTGGTCGTTGCTCCGGTTCGTGAGCCCGAGCGAGTGGCCGAGTCGTACCAAGTTCGTGGACCGCTTCTGCCTGACTGCGTGGAACGCCTTTGGAGGCGTGGACATCATCGGCCTGAACCCCCACACGCGGGACGAGTTCTTCCAGGTGGCCGACCCTCGCTTCCTCCGCCGGACCAAGGCAATGGTACTCCCGCACCTCCCGCCCAAGGTCCGCATCACGAGGACCGTGGACCTGGCCCCTAAGCAGAAGAAGGTCTACCGGGCTCTCCGGGATGACATGGTGGCCCAGCTCGACTCCGGGGTGGTCTCCGCCTTCGATTCCCTCACGCTCCTGGGCCGGCTGTCCCAGGCTGCATCGGCGTACTTGGAGGTGGACGACGAGGGGGGCGTGTCCCTGACCGACCCGTCATCCAAGCTCGACGCCCTGGAGGACATCCTGGAGGAAACCGATGACCCGGTGGTCGTGTTCGCTGCCTCGAAGAAGCTCGTGAACCTGGCATCCGCACGCTTGGAGAAGCGTGAGGTGGCCCACGCGGTCATCACCGGGGACGTGCTCCCCGAGGACCGGGCAAGGGCCGTGAACGCCTTCCAGGCTGGGCGTCTCAAGGTCATCATCTTGACCTTGGGGGCCGGTGCCGAGGGCCTGACCCTGACCGCCGCTCCGACCCTCGTGTTCCTCCAGCGGTCGTGGTCCCTGGTTGAGAGCCGTCAGGCAGAGGACCGTATCCACCGCCCTGGGGCGGAGAAGTGGGAGTCGGTCACGATCATCGACATCGTGGCGGCCGACACCGTGGAAGAAGATCAGGCCGTGGCCCTGGCCGGTAAGGGCGACATGCTCGAACAGATCACGAGAGACACCGAAGCGTTGAAGGGAGTTCTGTGCGGAGGTTGAGCCATTCCGAGATGAAGATGTGGCAGAGGTGCCGCCGTAAGTGGTGGCTGTCGTCCTACCGGAACCTCCGCCCGTTGCAGGAGAAGAAGTCCGGGGCGGCCGCCCTCGGGACGAGAGTCCACGAGGCCCTGGAGGTCATGTACGAGGTTGGCGATGATGCCGCCCTCGCCACACTGTCCGCCGGCATCGAAGCGGATGTGGCTGAGTTCCCCGAGCAGGCCGACCAGATCCGTAAGGACGGCGACATGGCCCTGGCGATGGTGGAGGGCTACATCCAGTGGTCTGCCGAGGACGGCGTGGATGAGGACTTGGAGATCCTGGGTGTCGAGTCCAAGATCGCCGTCAAGCTCCCCGACTCTCCGGTGACCCTGGTCGGCAAGCTCGACCAGCGCGCCCGCCGGCGCTCCGACGGTGCTCGTGTGTTCGTGGACCACAAGACGGTGGATGACTTCTCCCGTGTCGCTCTGCTCAAGCAGGACACGCAGATGAAGCACTACCACCTCATGGAGTTCCTGAAGCTCCTGGAGGAAGGCGTGTCCCCGGATGAGGCCGCCGAGGTCCGCACCGGGGGTGCGTACTACAACATGCTCCGCAAGGTTAAGCGGACGGGCCGTGCGAAGCCGCCCTTCTACATGCGTGAGTACGTCCCGCACAACATGGACGACCTCCGCTCGTACTACTTCCACGTCTGGGCCGTGGCGGCCGAGATCGTGGAGGCCGAGCTGGCGCTCGACGCCGGCCAGGACCACCGCCTGGTGGTCTACCCGAACCCGACACGGGATTGCTCCTGGGACTGCGATTTCCAGCACGTCTGCCCGATGTTCGATGACGGCTCCGACGCCGAAGGGCTCATCGAGATGATCTACGTCGAAGGCAACTACATGGCTCGCTACGACGACGACCAGAAGTGACTGGAACTGTCGTGGTACAGTGGGTCACTCAGATGAAGGGACACGGATGACAGACAGAGAGACCCTCTCGTTGCTCGTCCACGGCGAGCCGGGAGTCGGCAAGTCGTGGCTCGGGCAGACCACCCCGGCCCCGCGCCTCGTGCTCGACGCCGAGGGTGGGTCACGGGCTCCCAAGCGGATCGACGCCGACGGCAAGGTCAAGCGTGTCCCCCAGGTGGAGTGGGACCCGCTCACCGGGCCTCCGCCGGAGGCCGGAAAGTGGGAGACCTGTC